AACTCCTACGGACACCCCTACCCATTGTTCAATGCTCATAGCGCCAAATGATAACAGTTACTGAATTATGGCTACGCCGTTAAGAATTAACTTGGAAGTTGAATCTAAGACTGTTGGCGAATTATGGTCCACAATGGCTGAGCCACCGTTAGAAGTTGGCGACCATAAATACATATCGGAAGAACCTTGCACCAGTAACCCAAAGATTGTGTAAGTATTTCCGTTATCTGTAATGTAACCAGGAGCCACAACATCGTGCGCAAAAGTTGGAAAACCTGCAGGCAAAGAAAAGTAAATCTGTCCTGTTCCCCAACTTGTCACAGTTGTTCCTAAGATTTCTGCGTAGGCTGTGAGCATTTTACCTACGCGCTCGCCTTCTACCGTTACAGGATTGCCTGTGTAAGTTATGTTGCTGTTAGTAGTTTTTAAGACTGGAGAAACGCTTGTTATGGTTGGCGATAAATTATTATCAGCAATCTCAATCCAATCCGAACCATTCCAATACTTCAAAAGGTCAGCATCTGTATCGTAAAAGATGTCGCCTATTCGTGGGTTGGTTGGCGTGCTGGTATTGAAATCAACATTAGGCGCAGTAAAGCGTTGAGCCAATTCTAATTTGCGCAAGCGTTGGTCTAAATCAGAAAACAAAACCCGTAACTCAGGTGGTTGATTAATGTATGCCATGTCGCCTCAGTTCGTAGTTTCTGTCAGTGTAATAGTAACGCGCTCAGGTCCTGCTTCACCTGGTTGTACTGATAAAGCAACAATGCGATAGACCGCATCTAAAGTATTTGGGAATCGTTCATCTGTAATGATTAAACGCGCATCATCGCCAATTTCATAACTACCAAATTCAGGCGTGACATAGGCAGGCACAACAATCTTAATAACTGTAGGCGGATACGCCAAAGCATTAACTGCGCCTATGGCTAGTTCTTGCAATAGCGTTGTATCGGTAACATCTGAATAGTTGGCTTGGTCCTCAAGCAACGCCCAACCGTCAGCAAATTTAGTTGTGTCTTGCGCGGTTTCAATTAACTTACCCTCGTTAGAGCCTGCTCCTAACGCATAAATGGTATTAGCGGCAAGTGGTCCATCTTCAGGATATTCATATTCCACAATGTTGCCCGCAGGGAAAATAAATACAAAGGCTTCAGGGTCGTTAAGGTCATAGACAACGCCGCTTCGTGGGTAACCTAAAACTAAAGTTTTCATAGGTTCTTCTGTTAGTGGGTCGTACTCAACTTTTATGTTGAAATCAAAACCATCTTCTGCGCGTGATAAATCCTGGATAGCAGGATAAACGCCTTTAAGTTCATAACTGTAATACACGCGGTCAATAAGAACGCCCGATGTTTCTGCCCCTGTAATAACACCAATGTCGCCATAAGGAACGGTTTGCGCATCATCAATTAGGGTACGAGCAATAACTAATTGGTCTGTGTTTGTAAAATCTACCGTTTGTGTAATGCGGCGGCGTTCAAAATATGATTCAAATTCACGGGCTGTAATACTAAGGCGCTGTTCGTTGCTGTTGTAATTTCTGCCCCAAATGACACCGCCCCAAACGAGTTCACCGTTTCTATCTACATAGATAGCGGTTTTGGCAGGGATAGTAGAGGCGTTTACATTAAACTCAGCCGTTGCCATACCCGACAAAAGCAAATGTCCTTGCAAAGTTCCTGCTTGATTGAGTTGCTGAGTAAAGACAACTCCCGTCAATGGGAGTTCGGCAATAATCTCATTTGTAAGAAGGTTGGCAAAGAGATAGCGATAGGTTGTAGTCAATGCCAACCCTTCCTACTAAATTACAATAGCGGCGGCTTCTTCGTCTGTTAAAGGCTCACCAGCGATTAGTTTAGCCTTAGCAGATTCTTTTAGTGCGGCTTTGGCTTGTGCTTCTGCTTCTGCTTTGGCGGCATCATCAGCCGCTTTTGCCGCCGCTTGGTCGCGTTCGGCAATCTCAGCCGCAGTCAGTTCAATATATTCTTGCTTACCAGTTGAGCAATCAACTACGATTTTATATTGTGTCATGTTTTACTGGCTCCCAGTCTAGTTTTTCTTCATTCCAAAAATACATTAAATCATCATTAGGTTTAGCAACAGGCGCTTGCCAGTCATAATTGTCGTCTAAAGTCCAAGAAGCAAATGGCTGTGGCGCAATAAATACATCAGCGTCAGCGTCATACTTAAAACCAACGCCAGCATATTGTTTGCGAATTTTGTGATTGTAACTTGTCTGAATCCAAGTACCACCAAGTCCTAAATCATTAGCAAGAAAATCCTGACCACGATGTTCTTCTTGGTCGGGAACAACAAGTACCTGTTGAACGATACCGTTTTCATCTATCTCTGCGAAGTGTGCCATTATTTTCCTTTACTTTGCGTACCTAATAATAACAATACCTGAACCGCCAGCGCCTGATGCAGAGGTAGTTGTACGACCCGAACCACCACCTCCACCGCCAGTATTGATTGTGCCAGCGCTACCATTTCCAGTTCCAATGGCTCCAGCGCCACCACCACCTAAACCACCAGGTTGCGCGCTTGTTCCATTACCACCACCGCTACCTCCGCCAGCGTAAGTTGTAGATATTCCTGAAATAATAGTTGCTACACCAAAACCGCCAGTACCACCAATAGTTCCTCCGCCTTGATTAGCACCAGCCGCACCAGCACCACCACCGCCACCACCAGGAGCGCCTGATACACCTGCTGAACTACCTCCTGCATATCCTTGATTAGCAGTTCCAGCGCCGCCTGTTACTGGTGAAGCACCGCCACCACCGCCACCACCTGAACCGCCACTATCACCTTCGCCTGAAACTCCTGATGCAGAACCGCCACCACCGCCGCGTTGCGCAGTGATAGATACTGCTCCACCTATGATAGATGAATTGTTGCCGCTATTACCGCCTCTAGTGTTTGTTATAGAGGCTCCACCAGCGCCAACAGTAATTGTGTAAGCAGTAGAAGAAACAAGTGAAACTGGTGATTCTAAACTTCCGCCTCCGCCTGTAGCGGTAACGGTACAACGCATGCCACCAGCGCCGCCACCTCCGCCATAATTAACATCGTATCCAGCATGCGCGCCACCACCGCCACCACCGCCAATTATTAAATAATCAGCAGTGAGTGTTTGTGAAGGAGTAAATGTGCCTGATGCTGTAAATGTGTGATAATAATAAGTGTTATCTTCACTGATAATGCCACCAGTTGCTTTTGCGCCAACTGCCGAATTAGTAATACCATAAAGAGTCGCTGAAGAATACTGTGCCATGTTTGCGCTATATGCGGCTAATGATATTGTGTTAATAGCAGAAGTATTATTCCAATAACCTGATAATTGTAATCTAACGGAATCACCAGTGCTTGTGGTATTGGCTTCACCTGCCGCCTCAATAAGACATACTTTTTGCGCGCTTGATGTGTAATTTGGAATGTGAATAGTTATAGCACTGAAGGTACTGGCTGTTGAATTAGCGGCTGGTATAACATCTGTAAGATAAATTCGGTCAGCAATTCCGCGTGATGTTTGATTACCTGTTGTTGTAGTGCCGTTATTAGGCATATACATATCAATATAAGAATAATTACTGCCAGTATCGGAATTAAAACGAATTTGCGCGCTATCGTACTGAAAAACGCGTGCGCCTCTAGCGCTCCATATAATAAATAAATCGGTATAAGTTTGAGGAATAGAACTAAATGTTATGGCGCTTGCTCCACCTGCGCCAACAGATACAGTTTGAATTGCTTTCATATTTGGATTAACTGGCATTATTTGCTCCTAAACCGCATACCGAATAATGACAATACCTGAACCACCAGCACCGCCGTCATAACTGTTGGTTGCACCACCACCACCGCCTGTATTCGTACTTCCATTATTAGGAAATCCTGTGGTTTTACCAGCGCCACCTCCACCAGTGCCGCCAGTACCAGCAGTAGTTCCCGCCGCTCCGCCACCGCCGCCAGCATATGTTGTAGATGTTCCTGAAATAGAAGTTGTTACACCATTTCCGCCGTTACCGCCTGTGCTTGTTCCAGCATTACTGCCTACAGCGCCAGCGCCGCCACCTCCACCGCCTGCAGTTGAACCTCCGCTATTTCCTGCCCCACCAGCATAACCTTGATTTGCTGTGCCTGCTCCACCAGCGCCACTGTTTCCAGCGCCACCGCCACCTGAACCACCACTATTTCCAGCGCCACTATTATTGCTTGCGCCACCACCAGTAGATGTTATTGTGGTAATTCCAGTTCCCGATATAGATGAATTAGAACCACTTACACCATTAGGCCACCCTGCGTCATGTCCTCCACCTCTACCGCCTGCCCCAACAGTAATTGTGTAAGTTTGTGATGCGGATAAAGATAATGCGGATTCCAATGCTCCGCCACCGCCAGTTGCTCCAACGGTACAACGAAGTCCACCAGCGCCTCCGCCACCAACATAAACACCACCTGTATTAGCGGCTCCACCGCCGCCTGCTACAACAAGATAATCCGCAGTAATTGCTGAATATGTTGTAAAAGTTCCACTTGATAAAAATGTGTGATACCAATATGTGCCGTCTGTTGTAACGATATTGCCGCCTTGCGCTTTAGGCGTTCCTGCTTCAACACCATAAACATTTACAATAGTACCTGCGGAGAAATTTGCTCCACCTGTAGCCGTAATCAAAGTAATAGTTGTTATTGGCGCTGTTGAACGCCATACACCAGTATCCATTTCTGAAAATGCTGATGAATAACCATAGCGTTGAACAGTTGTTTTGTTCGTAGAACTATTGGAATAATTCATTACATTTATAGACCAAGCAGTTGTGATTGTTGTTGCTTGATTAGCAGGAGTACGCGGAGCAATATAACCTACGGCGGTTTCACGCGTTGCTCCAACTGTTCCGCTACTACTTACTGCGGCTACTCTCTGTGTAGAGTAATTGACGGCTGTATCATTATTGAAACGAATACCGATGTCCGTACCCGTTGATGCTCCAAAAGTAACTTGAACTATTAAATCAACATAATTTTGTGGCAAATTACTAAGAACAATAGAACTTGACGCAGAAGGTAAAGTAAAACTTTGAATAGGCGTATATGTACTCATTATGCCCCCTTGTAACCAAATAAACTAAATCGCGTATTTTGAACTAAAGTCGCGTAAACACTATAAAGAGTAATGCTAGTAATGGCGCTTGTATTAAGCCATAAACCCGATGAAAACTCTATAGCGCCTGTTCCTGCGCTTGCGTTATCAACTCCGCCTATTGCCTTCAAAGTTTTATATTTATTTGCCGAAGCATAGTCAGGAATGTCCAAAATGATTCCAGCAAAAGTTCCTGAGGGTGAACTTGCGGCGGCAAGGTATCTGTCTAGTTCAATACGATTAACGCTTGCGCCTTGTTCCGCATTTGTTAGATTTGTTCCATCTGCGCGGAAATTATGATACGCATAATTGCCACCTGTATCGCCATTAAAGCGAACACCGAGACTAGATAAAACATCGGAACGATTATCTCTGACAACGCATCGTATTTGTAAGTGTGTATATGTACTTGGAATACTTGAAAAAGTTACGCTTGATGAACCTGCTGAACCTACGACCACATTAGAAATAGGAAATACTGCGCCAGTATCAGTAGCCTGACCTTGACGAGTAGAAGAAGCAATAACTCCTAGAATTGGCATTAGGAAATATCTCCCATCGCATACCAAGTATTAGCCGCAGTTTTGATAACTGTTATTGCTGAATACTGAGCGCGGCATTTAGGAGTAGCCGCAGTAGCACCTGTTGAATAAACAGTTGTTGTACCTGATGATGCGGCTTGAATTGTGAGTTGCCCTGAACCTGTTTGGAGAATTGTTATTTGGGTTCCTACTGCAAAGTTAGTAGTTGCATCGGTAGGGATATTAACAGTTCCTGCAGTAGAAGAATTAGAAGCAAGTAATAACTTGCCAGCATCACTAGCGGCAAGAGTATAAGCATTAGCAGAAAAAGAAGGAGTTGCCTGACCTTGAGTAATGGTTGGGGTTGTAAGCGTTTTGTTTGTAAGTGTTTGCGCTGTTGTAAGGTCAGCCGTAACTGATGTATCAATAGAAAGCGTGACTGAACCAGTTGAGCCACCTCCACTTAAACCAGTGCCTGCGGTAACGCCCGAAATATCTCCGCCAGCAATAGCGTATGCCAAAGAGTTCCACGCCGTTGAACCGTTGCCAATTTTTGCGTAACCAGTATCTGTTTCATAACCCAATTCACCTGCGGCTAATGTTGGATTCGTGGAGGTCCATTGTGCGGCGGTTCCTCTGCGAAATTGAATTTGTGTGACTACTGCCATTATGGAGTTCCCCCATTTACTGTCTGCGTTGCCGCTATATCAGGTGTGTAACCGCCTTGGTATGGAGCAATGCTATCAAAAGCACCGCCATCTATCTCAGTTACTGTGGTTGTTGTAGAAACTACGGTCCATGCTGAACCTGTATAAACTTTTAAGCCATCAGTTGTGTTGTAATACAAATCGCCAGCGCGTAGCGTTGGTGTTGAAATATCTGTTGCACTAGCAGGTACATTTGTAGGTGTTAAGGCTAAACGACTCATGAAATATCACCCATCACAAGCCAATTATCTGTACTTGTTTGTACTGCAGTCAAAGTGCTGTACTGAGCGCGTGTCTTAGGTGTTGCGGCTGTTGCACCCGTTGATACAACGGTAACACCGCCAGCGCCTGCAACCGTAACTTGTCCTGCGCCTAGTTGTACCATATTGATTTGCGCGCCAATAGGATATGCCACGCTTGAATTCAAAGGAATTGTTACAGCAATAGCGGCGGCATTAGAAAGAGTTACAAGTTTGCCATTATCATCAAGAACCGTTGTATAAGTTGTTCCTGTTTGTGTATTGATTCCTAGATTTACTTTTGGACTTGTTAAAGATTTATTTGTAAGTGTTTGAGAACCTGTTAAAGTTGCAACGGTAGAGTCAATAGCAACTGTAGGAATTGGACCCGTTCCATTAGTTACGGTTATACCTGTTCCTGCGGCTACCTCTGTAAGGTCGCCTACGGGAAGATTTGTTGTTACTGAAACACGCGTATCCGTAATGTTTCCTGAGTTAATTTGGGTTACTGCCGCGCCTACTGCAACTGTTGCAAGAGAAATTGAGTTAGCAGGAGTTGCTGGAGCAACAGGTGAACCTGCAGGAGTTCCTGCAATTACTTGAAAAATAACATCATTAAATGCGCCTGAGTAATAAGCGTCTTGAACTGTGGCTACAACGCGGTCAATACGCGGATTTGTTGGGTCTGCAGTTGTGATTGTTAGCGTTGTGCTTGCGTCATTGTAAACCGTATAAACACCCATATTTGCTTGAGTTGTACCAACAATAGCCGCCCAACCTGAAGCGACAACAACAGACATACCTGCAGGAGAGTTAGCGCTGACTGCTAATGAAGATGAATTGATGATGCCCGTGGTAGCAAAAATAGCCTGCATTGAAAGGCGGTCATTTTCGGCGGGGTGTGAGCCGTTCTGTAACCATGAGGGCGGGGTGCGTAGTGCCATTTATGCTCCTAAATGTATGCAGACTGCCATTCTACGACAGCCTGCGTTGTTCCTGCGAGAGTTCCAACGCCAGTGAAGTAGAAGGAGTTGTTGCCTGGTTGTGCGGAAAACCATTCTGACCCACCTGAAATTAAAGTATTACGGGCGGGCTGACCATTAAGTGTAATCAATTTATTGTATAAATCAATCACAAATTCATCTGAACTACTTAGAACAACATTGAACAAAAGTTGTGCGCCCTGAGTTGCGTTGCCAACTTCAGGGTTGGTTATTGGTCCGTTGATTGTGATAACGGGGTAAGTATCGGTCCACCCTGTATTTGTAATGGTTGTAGTCAAAGTTCCTGAACCACCGCCGTAAACAAGGTTATAGGTGCGGTTGTAAATACGACCTGATGGCACTGAATAAAGCAAAGTTGCGGTTTGCTCGTTGCTATCGTAATAGCGTGGGTCAGGGCAGAAAAATTCAACCTGCGACATAATCAATCCGTATGTGTAATTAGGATTGACCGTGGCTATGTGTTGGCGCACGCGGGCTTCAATTACTTGTTCTGTTTCGCCTGCCGACAAAATAAAGTAAAGCGGTGTTGTGCCTGCCGTTTGTGGCTGTAGCGTTCTTTGTAATGTGTTGTAGTTAGCCTGGGCTGATGCCGTTGGAGTTGCCGTAGTCTGAATTATCATGGAGATGGTGCGACCTCCTAGGAAGTCACGACCTGTAAACATGCCGTCTGCATAACCACGGTTATCATCTTGGTTGCGGATACCTGGTAAAGACTCAAGACCATCTACAGAAAGAATCTGATAAGGCGAACCAGCGCCACCGAATACTTGTCCGTTAAATGAAAACGAATACTGTTGAATTACTGCAGGCATGTTTTATTCCACCAACATTCCACTATACCCGCCGCTTCCACCTTTAGGAGCCGTTGTTTTAGGCGTTGGTTTTGGCGTGATTGCTGTTCCGTAACGAATTGCCGAAAGTGTCTTTTCGTGAATATCCCAAGCATCGGCTGACACCTGTGTGAAATTTTGATTGATAGTCAATTTAGCCATAGACAATTCTTCACCTGCACGCCATGAAGCAACAGAGCCGTCAGGAGCAACAGCGCGAACAGGAGTCTGCGGTGTCGTAGGTGTTACTACTACTGTTCCATCGGGTGTGACTGTTGTATTTGGTTTGGTTGTAATTGTTGAAGGAACAATAGGAGTGTAAGAAGGCGCGCCCGATACAACACCTTTAGCCGAACCTGCAGAAATAGCCGCCATAGCCGCCGCCACTTCGCGTAATTTAGCCATGAGGTCATTAAGTTTCTTTTGTGTGGATTTATTGATTTCATCAATGGCTTTTTCGTAATCTTTTTGAGCATCAAGCAAAGCGCGTTGTAATGTTTGTTGCGCTTCTGCTAGACCTTTGTTAAAGGTTTTATATGCTTCTTCTTTGGCTTTCTTTAATGTCTTATCGGCTTCTGCTAAGGCTTCTGTGTAAGAGGCTGTTGATTCTGCTATGGCATTGTCCATAGCCTTCTTTGCTTCTGCCAATCTTTCATCACGCATTGCGCCTGCTTCAGCAAGTGCCGCGTCATAAGCAGTTTTTGCTTCTGCGATATTAACCTTGAGGTCAGCATCTACATCTCTAAGAGCCTCTGCAATGTCGCTCTGTGTTTCCTCATACATGCGGCGTAGTTCGCTTGTGGCAAGACTTGTAGAGGTGGAAAGCGTATTAGCAATGCTATCCATGCCACTTTCATTGATTTTATCTAGTTCGCCATACATTGCCTGAACTTCTTTTTGTTGTTCAGGAGATAGTTTTTTGATTTGTTCAATCATGGTCAAACCTGCGGCTGGACCTGCCTGCACGATTTGCTCAATAAACTTTTGGCTAAAGCCTGCTCCCGCTAGGTCGCCTGCGCCCTTTTGTAGGTCTTTAGTCTTAGCAAGTTGATTCTTAATAGCATCAACAATCGTGCCGCCGCTATCTTTAGCCGCGCCAAAAAGGTCCTCAAGTTTGAATTCTGTACCTTTAGCAAACGCATCGCGTAGGCGCTGACGACTCTTTTCTACAATGCCTGCTAGTTTTTCTGCACCCTTAGCAACAATATCTTCACGCTTGCGTTGTGCCGTTAATTCTAGTTCCGCAAGTTTGGTGTCACGGGCTTTCTGTAATTCCAAATCCTTTTTGCGATATTCGTTATTGATAGCAAGAACAGCCTCAGTGTGCTTTTTAGTTGCCGCTTCCTCAGCCTTGCGCCGTCTATCTTTAAGTTCTGCAACGGTTTCGTCATAGCGCTCTTGAGCCGCCGCTAATTGTTCATCTCTGCGTTCTTCTAGGTCCTTCTTAGTATCGGCAAAGCGTTGTTCTGCTTCTAACATGCGCTCATTGCGGCGCTCTAAGGCTTCTTGTGCCTTTTCGTTAGCCTCTGCAATGACCTCGTTCATGTCCTTGTAGATGTCTTTTACTTTGTCTTTGTAATCTTCTAACTTCTTCTTTTGTTCGTCACTTAAACCGCCGCCAGTTGTTTTGCCTTTGCCAAAATCATCTACTGCTTTTTTAGCATCTTTGGTTTCTTTGCCCGCATTTTTAGCACTCTTAGCAAGGTCATCTAATTTACCTGATAGTTCTTTAGCCTTAGCCGCCGCCTTTACGCCTAAATCAGAAATGCCATCAAGCCCTTTATTGATTGCATCTAAGCCTGATTTTGCATACTTACCTACACCAGGGAGTTTAGAAAGCGCACTAAGGAATAAGCGCATTGGTCCTGTTACAACTTTTGCAATCGCTTCATATACTTGAGCAACCATTGGAATGATAGAAGCAAAAGCATTAAGCGCGGCTTTGGCTACGCTAATAACAATAGAACGGAATTTTTCAGAGTTCTTCCATAGTAGAACAATCGCCGCAACCGCTAGGGTAATGCCTGTAATAATCATGCCGATTGGGTTTGCCTTCATAGCCGCATTGAGTGCCAACATAGAGGCGGCTAATCCGTTAGTAGAAGCAATGCTCGCTAGTTGTGCGCCTTTAAGTAAAGTTATTGCTACTTGATATGCCGTTGTTGCTACTTTTGTAGCAACTATGGCTACTTTATAGGCTGTATAAGCGGCAACACCCGCTAACAATACTTTAGTGACTGCAACAATACTTTCTTTATTATCTATTAGGAATGTTACTAATTTACTTAATGCAGGCATCAAAGTATCTGATAGAAACTTTGCAAATTTATCAATGGCAGGTTGTAGTCCATCACCTATTTGTTGCTTTAGGTCATTGAATTGATTTTGTGCTTTTATCATTGCACCTGCAGATGTTTCACCTAGAATCTTATTCATATCTTCATAGGTAGAATTCAACACTTTTGTGAGCGCCGCCGCTCTTTCCATTTCTGTACCTGAAGATATTTGTTTCTTTGTATGCTCATCAAGTACAAATCCTGCTTTAGTTAAAGAAGCAAAATTACCTTGTAGCGCTTGCGCCAAGGAGTTAGTCATGCTCTTAAAATCTTCTGTTGTTGCCTTACCTAGTTTTTCCGCTTCTACATAATCAACAATGGCAGGAGTCAGTTTGCCTATAGCCGCCGCGCTTAAATCAAATGTTGCTAATTGTGATTGTAAGACTGTTATGTTGTCAGACGATGCAACACCGACTTGTCCTAGCGCTTTAGCCTGATTGTTTAAGGCTTGTATTTGTGCGTCTGTGGCATCATTGGTAATTTTCAGAATACTTGCAAGGCGTTGTTGTGCTACCTCTGCTTCCAAGGAAGCCTGTACAGAACTCTTGAAAAAAGATACAAGTTGGCTTGCTCCAAAGGTGATACCAATGGTTGCGCCTAGTTGCTTGAGGCGCGTACTCATTCCCGCAAATGCGGTATCAGCCTTCTTTACTTGGTCGTCTAAACCCTTGAGATAGGTATTGGCTTGCTGTAAACCTTTTTGTAAATCAGAAACATCGGCTTGCAGTTTTACTACTACGGGGTCAATCGTTGCCATTGTTACCCCTTCAGCCTAGACGCAAGTGCCATTGTAAAAACCCTAGACAAAGTACCATTGTCAGATAATTTATCCGCCGCAGGTCCTAAGTATGGATATTTTACGCCTGGTTTCCATCTTGGGTGTCCAAATTCAACAGCCCGCGCATACACCATAGTTGCAGAAACTTCTGCCTCATAAGTATTACCAAAACCTTTTTGTGCCTTAGTAATAATACTTCTGCGTAAATTACCCGTCTGCACATTAGGTCCAGGGCGACCCGATGCGTTTATTTTGGCTTGTCGCTCTACAGCCAAACCTGCCATAGTGATTGCGTACTGAACCGCTAACTCAATCTCGTTTTCTGTTTTCTGAAATGAGTTAAGAACTTGTTGGAGATTTGTAACCTGTATGCGTGCGCTCATTGGTCACTCATTCTCTCTGCCCTCGCAATTTCAACAACATTACCAATGGCAATGAGCCAATCGGCTGTATTGGCTGGCAGGTTATCTACCTGTTCAGGTGTCCAACCGAAACGCTCTGCCATTGTGTAATACAGCCATTGTTCATCAGGATAATCAAACGCTGGATTGCGCTCGCCACCCTGTAGTACCCATCTTAGCCTTTGGAGTTTTCGGTAATCGCTTTTGGGTCGTTTTCGTTCTCCTGGGTATCAGCAAGGCTAGGGAACAAATAAGACTGCGCCTCTTTAGTGGCTTCTACAAGTGCGTCATAATCGCGCATTTCTAGTTCACCAAGAGTGTCAATTTTGACTGATGGAATCAGCAAATCAAATGACCAATCTTCAATCATCATTGCTACAAGAGCATCACCAAGCGCCATAGCGCGTGTTAATTCTCCGCCTTCAATCTCTGAAGATTTTAGAACTGCCTTACGGTCTTTTACGCGCAACATTTTTGGGTCTTTTAGAGTGACTGTTGCGCCTGATGGAAGTGTTACTTTGCTAGACATATTGCCTCCGTTTGTTTGTGCCTTCCTAGTTATCCTACAGGAACAAGGGCGCGGGATAGCGGGGAAGGCGTACCGCTATCAACCTGACCGCCCTTGTTCTGAGAGTAGATGTTATGCGTAGGTTCCTGAAGCCTTTGCGTTCTTGAGTACCCACTTAATAGGTGCGAATCCACCTGAAGCGCCATCATCTGTTGTGTTGGCTTGTGCATTAAGGTCAATGGATACCTGAACGAAATCTTCTCCGCGCTCAATCACTGCGGCGGTATATGCGCCCTTTGTAATTGTCGCTTGAACTTGTACTTCATTTGCACCAGTTCCATAGTTCCAATCAAGAACAATGGCAGGCTGTGTGTTGTTGAGGAATCGGGTCAATTCAGTGTCATTTTCCATAATGAAAGTAATCTTGCCTGTAACTTCCAAAGGTCCAAGGAAGATGTTGTATGGATTCTGAGTGCTTGAGATTCCGTAAATTGGTGTAACTGGGCGAGTCAAATCAATGTTGCCAGTCATTGCGGTAGATACTGCAGAACCGCCAATGCTTACAGTACCGCGCCACACTGCAGTTGGAAGCAATGTGCTAAATGATGGTACTGGGTCGCTTGTTGTTGCTGACTGCCAACCTGTTGTTTTGGTGTCATATTCCAACATGCCATCAGCATTGAAACGAAGTGAGAAGTCAGAGAACTGGCAACCAGGATACTGACGAACATTTACAGCGTAGAAATCTGTAAGTGTGTAAGAAATTGGTTGTGCATCTGCTCCGCTTGTTGTGCTGTTGAGCAATGAAATTGTGTGTGTGTAAGGTGCGCTTGCTCCTGCGGTTGCAACAGAACCCATGATTCCTGCGAGCGCATAACCGATTGTGTCGGCGAATACTGCGCCACCGAAATCAACGGTTGAGCGTGTGCGACCTTGAATGTAGTTGTAATTGACGACATTGGAACCACGAAGCCCTGTGTCATAGAGCGGGTCAATAATGTCTTGTGGTTTTAGTGCGTCTTTAGCAACAGGGATAAAATCCGATGCGGCTACTGGTGTACCTTTGGTTACTTCTTTAGCAATACCAAGGTAAGAGCGTACCGATGCTTGAACTGCCATTTATTCACTCTCCTGCTTTCGTGTCTGACGCGGCAGACGGTTTGATTGTTGTTGGGGTTGGTGCTGGTTTTGCCGCGCCACCTGCGATGAAGTCAGGGTGGCTAAAACCTTCAGGTGCTTCAACAGTGTCACCTGGTTTGACGATTCCAAACGCAGGAAACACGCGTTCTTCTGTTCCTTTATATGTCAGTTTCATTCATGCTCCTTATGCTTGAATCATCTCTGTAACATCAAATTCTAACTCAGCAAAGATGTCTGTAGCGCCTTCTTTGGCTGTTGCGGGTTCTCCGTAACGACCAATAATGACGGGTTCAGCACCTTGCCAAACTAGGACTCCCGTAGCATCACCGAAATTATGGTCACTGCGTAACCGTTCTTTGATGTTGTCTATGAGAATATCAAAATCACTCATGGCATCTTCTGAGTTTGGGTGCAATGAGTGAACATATAGTTGAAGTATTACGGTGTAATCCACACGCTTCCAACCTGAGTGTGCGCCACCTATTGCTAAACGGTTTTCTCTTTCTTGTGCAATAAAGACTACGCACGCTGAACGAGTCATTTGCCCTGGTAGCGCATTGAGTTGAAAGTTGATGCGCTTGGGAAATGAAGTAAAAACCTGATTGAGATTTTCTATCGGGGGATTGCTGATGAACTTTGCCAGCGTATCCCGAACGCCAACGCGCCCACCCATTAGCGAATCCTGCGATAGAGATTGACCATATCAAGCGCCAAAGCGATTTCACCTGCGTAGCGTTGATTATTGCCGATATTGACGGTGGGCTGAGTCGTTAGATTCATAGTCATAGACGCATCACCGCGCTGTTTAATAAAGGCGCTGGTCATAAGAATGGTTGCCTGCTTAATTGCAAAGGGCATGTTGCTAAATCCTGCGCCTGTGTGAGCAAAGGCTAGAGGTGCAGTAAGCGGTACTGCGGTTGCGCCGTATGTGTAATTGCTTGCCACCGTAACAGATTCAGCGTTAGCGCCGTCAATGATTCTGTAGGTTTCCCCTGGCAATATGCCTGAAGGGTTGGCTACGGTCAATGTAGAGGCGTTTAGAGCGCCTGTACAGGTCGTGTTTACATAGCCTGCAATGTATGTGTACTTAGTAAATACTGGTATGCGAGGACCGTAGGAGCCAAATGCAAGCGGTCCTTGACTTGTATAGGTTGTGTTGATTTGGCTCAACGGAATAACTATTTCCTGACTTTCAAACCAGCATTGTGAAGGGTCTGCCAAAGTCTGTAGATTGTTTGGACTGCTACCCCATTGGAAATTTGATAGCGAGATAATTGGGTTCTTGTTTGGGTGAAGATAGATGTAACCCTCACCGCTCATGCGCACACGCTGTGTTTCTGTTACAGGATTAGCATGCAAATCTTGATTGAGATACTCATTGAGATATGAGGTAGCGCGCAAAATTACGCGGGCTAGTTCTGCATCTTGTGCATTTTGATTGCCGCCTACAACTAAGTTGTTGTAATCAAGCGAGGTCGGGGCGTTCTTATATTCGCCTACGGTGATATATGGTTGTTCGTTATAGCCTGTCTGCGATGTTACGCCCACTGTCATTGTTATTCCCCATCTCGCGCTATGTCAGTTGCTTCATGCCCGCAACGCCCACATTTGCGAAACCAACCGTCAAAGCCACATTGTACGCAAGTAAATCCTCGTTGTCTGTCGCCTTGCGCGTAAGGATTTAATGACGCTTCAAAAAAGCCTTCACGCTTCATTGCCTCCGCGTGATTTTTATTTTCTACATTGTAAAGACCAGTTTTATCAGGGTTGTATTTCTTGCCGCCAATAACGGTTTCTCTTACGCCCCTGTCAGGTGCTACGAATCTACCCATAATGCCTCCTTAGTAAGAGAGAGCGCGACTTTTCAAATATGCCGCGCCCTCTCAAACTTATTTAGTTGTTATGCAGGAATGATTCCGTTTACTACACCATTCCATGCAGGAGCGGTGCAGAAGAAGGTTCCACGGAAGTAGGTGGAGAAGTCGTAAGTGAACTGTACGACTGGCCACTGAATTCCCATGTAATCCTGAACCATGAAGTTCGCCCAAACATCTGATACTTCTGTATCAGGAATTGGAAGGGTGAAGGAAAGAACAGGCGCAACACCTTGGTTGAGCCATGGGTGAACCATGAGGTCCACAGCCTTTCCTGTAACTTCATTCTGAAGTCCAGTAACAATGGAACCGTATGTAACGCCGTCTTTGCCTGGTTCCTGAATTGTCAAACGGTAGTTAGCAGTAGAGCCGCTCTTGATTGCATCAGAGAGTTGCTTACGGTCATTTCCGTTGAGTAGAACTAGGTCAGGGTCAGCCTTTACATTGGAGTACATCGTTGCAAAGACATTTTGGAATTCAACGCCTGGGTTAGCAGTGCTGAATGTGCTGTTGATGTTGTTGATTGCACCTGAGATTGAAGGGTTCAATACAGTTGGAAGGATTCCGTCATAACCAGTTGCGTATGCAGAAGTATCTGCAGTTGCGCGTGATGCGGCGGCTCCTGTTGTGCTGTATGCGAAGTTGTTAGCAAGGAGTGAGGTTGTACCTGCTCCGTTGATAACTGCAGTTGTTGCACCCTTAACAGTTCCCTGATAGGTGAGGTTAGCAAGACCAGTTGTTGTACCAACATAGATGTTGTAACCAAGTGCGCCTGTTACTGCGGTCCAAGTCAATGAAAGGACATCGCCTGTACTTACAGTTTCAGTAACGATTGCTGATGCAATGGACTCACCGAATCCGTTTGCTGAGATACCTGCGTCTGCAGTTACAACTGCAAAGTAAGTACCTGAAGCAAGTGCGGTCTGTCCTGTTGCGGCTACAGGTGAAGCGGCAGAAACGCCAGTTACCTGAGCAAGTGCGCCTGAGTATCCTGCGGCAGTTCCGCGTGCGAATAGCATCATTCTTTCTTCCATCAACATTGTTGCATAAAGAGTTGATGTTGAAGAAAGTTGGCGAAGGTCTTGATAACCCAAGCCTGAGAAGTTCGCATCAAACGAAACGCTGTCAGATAGTGAGTATGAGTTGTATGGCAATACTAAATCATCAGCCGCATACGAAATCTGTGGTCCGCGCTCTAGTGAGAGTGCGCCAAATGAATTCGTTGTGGTCTGTGTGATTCCAGGCCATGTGTTTCCAACTCCGCCAGTGCCAGTACCTGTGTAACCAAGAATTCTCTTGACACGGTGTGACATACCGACACCCTTCTTACGAGGGATTCGGTTGCGAAGTGGTGTTGGGCGTGGTGTAAGCATCTTTGCAGGTGCTTCCAAATCAAACGCCGCGAACGATGTAGAGAGTGGAGAGGTTGTTGTAATTTCCTTCTGAATGTCTTGCATCGCAACTCTTTGTGCGGCAAGTGCGTTCTGAAGTCCAGCCATTGCATCAGGAGCAAGCGACTTGTTTGAAGCAAGCGCTTCCAATGCAGACACAGGGTCAGCCTTTGGTGCAATACCAGGTGTGGTTGTTGCATTTCCAAGTGACTTATCTAGTGTTGCAAGGTATTCCTCATGACGCTGAGCGGCTTCTACTGGCGATACATCGCCAAATAGGTCCGTTGCGCGTGGCATTTCAGCCATGTTCGGATTTCCTTTCGTTGTTTGGTTTACTTGCTTTCGGCAGAGGCTTTAGCAAGGAATTCCTTTGCTAATGTCGCATAGCCTTTTGCAAGTGTTGGGTCGGTTGTTGCTTGTGCTTTCGCGTTGTATGCGGCGGCTTTAGTAAGCAAATCATTGCTGGTTTCGCTTACAGGTTTTGCCGTTCTTTTTGGTCCGCCAGCCACTGCGAGAGATTTAGCCTCAGCCAACTCAGTTGCCAAACGGTTTGCCTTTGACTCTGCCGCCTCTTTTGCGGACAAGAGTTCTACAATTTCCGATTTGATTGACTGTGTTGCGCTCTTAATTGCTTCCTCTACGAGGGCTTCTACATCTACTGATTTTTCTTCAGTAGAAACTTCTTCTTTGACATCTTCTTCTGCAGGTGCATCAGTGTCGGCAGGAGCGGCTTCTTCAGCCTTTTCTTCTACCGCATCTGCTTCTGCAGACTTAGGTGTTTGGTCAGGTGTGTACATCTCTGCAGTTGTTACATGAGATGG